CTGGGAGGTAGCCTTTCGGGGTTAACCCTACTTTGTGGCCACAGTGGAAGTCCGAGAGGACTGCTATTTTTTTGCTCATAGAGAGGTTGCTTGGTTGCAAAGATCTAAACACCGCGCATAGCCGCAAATATCGGCCACGCTGTCGCGATGACGAGGTGAGTTGGTGAGTCTGGAAAGCTTGACCGCGATCATGCACATGGCAATTTGTTGCGGGGTTACATTGGTTCCAAGAATAGCTCCCCACATCTTGGCCTGTTTGGTAAAGTCTTCAATAGGGCTTCCGTAGTCAGTTTGGCGATCATAGGAAGTAAGACGCTTGGCAATATCGCACACATCTTCTTTGTCCAACCTAACCATAGAAGGGTAGAGGCGCAAGGGTTTTTCCAGCCATTGGGCTACGGTGACCTCCGCTCTGGCTCCATTGGACTTCTCCCACTTGGGAAGAAGAACCAACTCGTCGCATTCAAAAACCGCATCAATGTCCCTTCGGGCACAGTCCTCGATAAACTTGCTGTCCATTTGGGAGTTGTGGGGATCTAACCCTAGCTCTTGATCCATCCTTGCAGGGTTGATGACCTTATGCCCTGCCTTCAGTAGGGTTTCTTCGGCCTCAAAGAAGGCTGGATGATTAAGGTTGGGATGTGACCTCATTGGGCCACAGATGTATACTGTAGTCATAGGTGTGTGTTGTGGTTAGTGGATTTGGATGCCGTAGTCGGCAATTAGATCGTAAAGAGTTTTCCTGACTTTTTCAACAGTTGCACTATCCCAATCGGGATGAGAATTATGGCGAAGATGAGAGCGTAACTCATTATCAAAATTGTCAAGAACAGCGCGAAAATCTCCTGCTTTGCAAGCATCTTCAAACTCTTGTCGCTCTTCTGGAAGGGAGAAAGATAGGGTTCCATTGGCCATTGTATTAAGAGTCCTTGATGATCTTCTTCAAATCCCCGTCATCTAAATCGTCATCCCCGCCCTCGTCCTCTTCTTGCCCGTAGAGGATGTCATGGATATTGGATACAATGCCTTCGATGGCGTAATCATTACCGAACTTGAGGAAAGCGTTTTTGGTTTCGGCCCCGTCCTGAAAAGTAGCAACGACAAAGCCTGAATCAAAGTATTCAACAAGATCCTTGGCCAATTTGTCCAAGACTTCTTGCAGTCTTTTGTCATGGGAAGCCATGAGTTTAGTCGATTTGTTCGCGGCAGTTCTTGCATGTCTTGATTACTCCGACATGCTTGATCACGGTTTGTTCAATATTTTTTGAGCCGCAATAGGGGCATTCTCTGAATTCGGGCTTGCGGTAGGTCTTTTTCTTTCGGGGACTGGGCTGCTCTTTCATTTAACTTTCGACTGATTGATTCTGATGTAACACCTTGCCAAAGAATGGTTTCTGCTCTTGAGCCAAACGCCATCACCCGAATCACTGTCTCTGGTTCCGCGCTGGTTTGTATTACCCTCAACACAGTCAAACATTGTTTTGCTTGTAGCCACCACAATTCCCGTATGGGAGAAGTCAAAGACCGCAATGTCCCCAACCTTGGGAGCCTTGGTGTTGTAGATGACTTGGGTAGTGTTCGGGCGCTTCTTGGCCCATTCAATCAGTCCGAAAGCGGCGGCAGTCCTTGGACGCCACTTACTAGGAGTCATGGTCTTCAGACCAAGCCAAGAAACAACTTCCTTGTCGTTGAGCCACTGAGCCACACACCAATCAACAAACGCAGCGCACCATGGCCAAGCTGCTGGTGCTAAGTTAGTTGCAGCTTGATACTCGCGGATTTTCTTGCCGCGATTGTTCCCACCAATTTCTTTAACTCCGACTTGCGAAAGCGCAATGTCTGCAAGTTTATTTACCATTTGCACTGTCTCTGGCCGATATCCCAATTCCTAGAAATCCGCTCTACCTCCGATTCGGTAGGACTTGGCAACCTTTCCATCATGGCCCCGCTTGATTTGGATTCCAACTTTGAGGGAACTGAATAGACGGACAAGGAAACTTCTGCGATCTTCTTCGGGCGGGACTTTGACGAGTATTGCTTTAAGGGTTTCATGGGATAGCCTCATTTCTTCTTGCGGCGAACGGGCTTCTTGATAGCGATAGCCCTGCGAACTTCGGTGTAGGTGATAGGCCCAGCCACTCCATCCTCGTCAGTATTGACCAAGGCTTGGATCTTCTTGATGCCCTTGACGTTTACTTCGTTTGTAACGTAGTTGACGATAGAAATAAGGAGAGCCACAATGAATCCAGTCAGGCTAACCTGATCGACGGACTCTGCCAACTTGGGATCAACCATGGCGAGACGGGACACAATAGCCGCTACAACCATAGCAATGAGGGGCGTGATAATACCGCCCATCTTGGATACTAGAAATGCGAGAAGTTTATCTTTCATAGATCCAGTTTATAGCGTTGCACGGCAGATTCAACAGCAAAACGAATCAAAGATTCAGAGGCGCTGATGCCCTGTTTTTTGGCTGTAAGGGTAAGCTTTTTGACTGCGGCTTCTCGCTTTTGAGACCCAGTTTTATCGGTATAGGCCAGAGACTCGACAATCTCCAAGGCAATCGGAAGAAGCGCGGCAACCGAAGAGGATGCAACTTCCTTAAGAATGGGAAGGAAGAAGTTAAAGACGGAGGATGTGATTCCCCAGATTTTTGCGAATAGTTGTTTCATAGGATTAAAAGCTAGATCAGAATCCTTGGGATTTCAAGTAATCTTCGATTCTTTTTGTGCGCTCGTCAATGCGGGCTAGGGTCTCAGATCTCTCTTGGTTCTCCTTATTGATCATTTCAATCCGCGCATCCTGTTTAGCATCATTGGCTTGGATAGACCGCATTTGTTCGGGCAAGACAACCCACCCATTAAGCGCCGAAAACAAAGTAACCATTAGGGCAATGCCCGCAATCAACTCGCTCATGGTAAGCTTCACTCCCCGTTCCATCCCCCTACGTCTTGGTATGTCTTCTACGCTCATAGTGCTACATTATATTAAGAAAGATAATCAATAATGGAAGCCACTTGATAGCGCCAAGGCCAGTCAATATATGTGGCTAGGTTTGCTGGGTTGCCTGTGTCTCCGCGATAGGCGGCGGCAATATGCCCCAAAGCCTGCTTTTCACTCCAGTCCGTAGTGCCCGCGCTCGATCCCGAAACGCCATCATAAATGGCCTTCCAGACATAGTTCTTTGGAAGGCTAATGTAATCTGCTTCGGTCTTGGGCGCGCCTGAAACTAAAGCAATTTTTGCCCATAGATAACGTTCTGGGAGAGTAACGTAATCAGCGATACTGCCACTGCCAATAGCAAGAATCAACCATTGGGAAAGCATGTATCTTCGGGGCTGATCCGCCGCCGAAGCAAACACCGCATCTAAAGTGGGGAGAGCCATAGCCTATGGTCTCCGTCCTTTAAGCCATGCCCATGATACGCTCGCCCATGCCAGCCATAGGGGACACGCCCGCTTCCATTTCGTCAGCGGCCTCGTCCTCCATCTCGTCTTCGTCTTCGGCCTCTTCAGCCGCAATCTCGACGCCAGCCAACATGGTGGGAACCAGCGAATCTCCGTCAACACGGAAGGTCACAAGCTCTTCAAAGGTGTCGCCATCAGCAACATCTTCAGGCAGGGTATAATCAGTCGGTATAGTTAGTTTCATAATTGTTATTCTCTCCTCATAGAGCTTGCCTTAGATTTTACTCCAAGGCAAGCCTTGATGAATAGAGACTAACTAATTACGCGAGGTAACCGTAGCCACTGCCCGTGGGGCAAGTAACCAGATCGCTGGCGAGGTTGCAACGGAGATGCAAGATGTAGTATCCCCACTGAGGGAAGATCTGCTTCACCGCGCAAGCCATCTTGGCGCGCCAGTAACCGCTATTTTTGTCGGGGTTACAGTTCTTATCGTACTCGTTGATCCAGCGGAAGTCTCCGCGATAGTTCTGAGCATCATAGACCAGTTTGCCGACTTTGAGGTTCGGGTTCGGAACAAGCCACTCCATCGCCTTCGGGTGGAACACAACCGTGGTGGTGTACTTCGCAGCCTTGTAGGCGGGGTTGATGATGTACTTGCTCTTTCCGTTGACGGACGCACCGCCCGAAACATACGGAGGAACTTCGGTGAAACCACCAGAACCGTTGTCGTTGAAACGCTTCGGGAACGGACGGCTATGGAACACGAATCCACCATAGGACTTACGGGGCAGGAGCGAGGAGCCGTTGGCACCAAGCAGATCGTTGACACGATCACTCCAACGGATGTCCTCACGGACTTCGTTGTTGAGCTTGATCAAGTTCTCAATCGTGGCGCGTTCAGCGAACACGTTGAAAACAGGCGAGCCGTCATCGGTCACCGCATCACCGTCATCACCAGCGTTGTCCTGATAGAGACGATCATAGATTTCACGCAGAACGCCCAACGTCATAACGGAGGTGGGAGCGGGCAGTGCGCTGGTGAAGCCGCTGGTCGAAGTGGACTCAGAGAGGCCAGGTTCCACAGAGACTTTGGTCGAGAAGGCGAGGTAGTCATTGTCATAACGCTCGATCCACTCTTTGTTGACGTTATCGGCAAGGATCTTGATGTAGTTGTTGACATCATCAATCGGGAAAGCCGAAGTACGAACGTCTTCCAAG